AATATGCACAGCATACCGATGGAAACAGTACGCACGGTGGGCAAGCTATATCAACCAGGGCATGGTTTACCGTCAATGGTAAAGGGATCGTATGCGTTGGTGACCCTGTTTCATGCGGATCTACCGTAGCATCCGGAGACGGCCTGGTTCAGGTAAGTTAGGAGATATCATGCTGGAAAAAGACTACCAGTTATCCGCATATAAAAAATTGGCCGCCGCCGGTGGGATGAAAACACCTGGTGCCATAACATCGGCACGAAACAGTGCTAACACAGCAAAACTGCTTGCAGAAGAATTGACCGGATTAATTCTGGATACAATTGTCTATCCCGACACTATTACCAGCTATGTTTCAACGATCAGAACAACCACAACCGGCTTAACGAACATTGGAGAACTGGCAACTAAGCACGCGGACCTGTTGGCTGGTTATGCAGATCTGTCAATGCTGCTTCAACTCGATATTGGTTGGGATGTTTACTGCCGTGCTAATGAGCGAGAAGTTTCAGAACTGCCGATCTCTATTGCCATTGGTGATGTGAATATTACTAAATCGCTTGAGGACGCTGTTAACGCGCTTAATACAACAAGTTTAGTCGCTGCTATGGGGGAGATTAACCAGACCCTTAACACTGGCTCAGGAAGCTCGTCAGGCTCTGGTTCAGGCGGCGGCACTGCCACTCCCCCACCAGCACTAACAGAAGAGCAAATTGAATCTCTGAAAGTAGCAACTGAACAGTTTGGGGTTGTTTTCAACCAGACAACAGCGCCCACAACTGCGTTACAACAGCAGTATGAACGAGCGAATGAAAGCGCCAACGTAGCCATAACTGCTTATAACCATGCTATCGGTACCGCTCTTGCGGAAGCATCAGCAAATAAGGTCAGCACAGCCAGCGCAGTTGCCGCTTTGGTTCCTGATTCTGTTCTTGATGAATTAAACAAAGCGGCACAGTAACAAAGGACTTCATTGATAATTTTTCTTCAGGAGGAAGACATGTCATTCTTTTCTACGTTAAAAACAGCTTTGTCTTTGAAGGAGAAACTTGCTGCTACTGGTGTTCTTGTTCTGATTTGCGCACTTGTTGGTGCTGGGTTTGCATGGGAACGTCATCAGCTAAAGCAAGCCATGGAGAAAATTGGCAGTCTTGATCAGGCTGTTAAGGAACGTGATAAGTCAATAATGGATCTTAACCAGACCATTGAGACGATGAACAAAGCAGAGCAACATTTTCACAGCCAGGAAGTGAAAAATGAATCAGAACAAGCCAAATATGCTGACAGGCAAATGGAACGAAAAGCTGAAGTTCAGAAACAACTGGTTGCGGCGGGTAATGTTCGCCAGCGCATTCCTGCTGACACTCAGCGGTTGCTCCGGGAGTCGATCAGCGAATTTAACGCCGACGCCGACAAAGGTTAACCACCCTGCCCCCAAAAGTGCATTTATGTGCAGAATGCCAGAGTTTAGCAGTGAATATTTTGATGATCTGCCAGCGTATATCCTCGATACAGAAACGATGCTGAAGGGGATTAACAGGAAGAATCGCAACGTTAATGATTACAACCGTGCTATCAGCGGTAACTAAAAGGAAAAACTATGTCCGATATGGAAATTGAAAAAGAGATTCTGGCCAAAGGCAAAACAGCACCACGCCTGACTCCTGATCACATCGAGAGTGTGATTGCCGAAGAGCATTATTTCACAGCTTTTGACGGCATTCGCGCTGCGCACGAAGGCGTTCGTGAGGTGCTGTCTGTTCATCCCTCTACGCGTAGCCTGACCATCTGTGTCTTGGTGCTGTGCAATGGATTCATTGTTACCGGGGAAAGCGCCTGTGCCAGCCCTGAAAATTTCGACGCGGAGATTGGCCGTAAGGTGGCCCGTAAGAACGCCATTGAGAAAATCTGGCCGCTGGAAGGTTATCTGCTGAAGCAAAAGCTCAGCGAGCAGATTTAATCAACTGTAGAAATCGTAATATCAACACTCATGACTTTACTTTGGCAGGAAGCCACTAAGGACAAACAACATGTTTGCGGTTAAACAAGAAATAAACAACGCTACTTCTTTGTTCGAAATTGAGAGTATTACCGTTGGATATCCTGGGTCAGATCAATTTAAACAGGCGTTCGAGATTGCTGAAGAACTGGGTATCAAAACGCCTGATGCGATTGAATATATCCCTGTTGCGTACGAAGATGAGGAGATGACAAAGGCAATCGGGGAAGAGCAAACTTTGAGTACAGAGCGTAAGGATGTACAGCGGGATGACTGTATCGCCGTGATTTGCTCTGGGGTTGCTTCTGAAATGTTCCCCGACCTCCCTGCCATAGGAGGTGTTGGTTATCAATTCCTCTACAAAGGTGATACGTTACGCATCTATACAAGTAGTTTGTTGATCGAAGAAGTAGGTACGGAAAACGACAACTAATTCGCTTCAACTCTTCACAGAAATCGGTCCTCAGTGGCCGGTTTTTCACTTATCCACATTATCCACTGGGTAGATCCAATAATCAGGTCCATACGGATCCCAATTAGATCCATATAGATCCCTGATCGTTGCAGGCCGCGCCACGTCTGGCTTAGAAGTGTATCGCGATGTGTGCTGGAGGGAAAACGATGTGTGCTGGAGGGATAAAAATGTGTGCTGACGGGTTGCTAATGTGTGCTGGCGGGATATAGGATGTGTGCTGACGGGAAAGCCTGGGTAGTTATCACCACTTATAAAAACTATCCACACAATTCGGAAAAAGTATTATGAATCAATCATTTATCTCCGATATTCTTTACGCAGACATTGAAAGTAAGGCAAAAGAACTAACAGTTAATTCAAACAACACTGTGCAGCCTGTAGCGTTGATGCGCTTGGGGGTATTCGTGCCGAAGCCATCAAAGAGCAAAGGAGAAAGTAAAGAGATTGATGCCACCAAAGCGTTTTCCCAGCTGGAGATAGCTAAAGCCGAGGGTTACGATGATATTAAAATCACCGGTCCTCGACTCGATATGGATACTGATTTCAAAACGTGGATCGGTGTCATCTACGCGTTCAGCAAATACGGCTTGTCCTCAAACACCATCCAGTTATCGTTTCAGGAATTCGCTAAAGCCTGTGGTTTCCCCTCAAAACGTCTGGATGCGAAACTGCGTTTAACCATTCATGAATCACTTGGACGCTTGCGTAACAAGGGTATCGCTTTTAAGCGCGGAAAAGATGCTAAAGGCGGCTATCAGACTGGTCTGCTGAAGGTCGGGCGTTTTGATGCTGACCTTGATCTGATAGAGCTGGAGGCTGATTCGAAGTTGTGGGAGCTGTTCCAGCTTGATTATCGCGTTCTGTTGCAACACCACGCCTTGCGTGCCCTTCCGAAGAAAGAAGCTGCACAAGCCATTTACACTTTCATCGAAAGCCTTCCGCAGAACCCGTTGCCGCTATCGTTCGCGCGAATCCGTGAGCGCCTGGCTTTGCAGTCAGCTGTTGGCGAGCAAAACCGTATCATTAAGAAAGCGATAGAACAGCTTAAAACAATCGGCTATCTCGACTGTTCAATTGAGAAGAAAGGCCGGGAAAGTTTTGTAATCGTCCATTCTCGCAATCCAAAGCTGAAACTCCCCGAATAAGTGTGTGCTGGAGGGCAGCTGCATTCAAAAAATGTGTGCTGCCGGGAAGGCTTGTCCAATTTCCTGTTTTTGATGTGCGCTGGAGGGGGACGCCCCGCAGTTTGCCCAGACTTTCCCTCCAGCACACATCTGTCCATCAGTCTTTCCCTCCAGCACACATATTTGATACCAGCGATCCCTCCACAGCACATAATTCAATGCGACTTCCCTCTATCGCACATCTTAGACTTTTATTCTCCCTCCAGCACACATCGAAGCTGCCGGGCAAGCCGTTCTCACCAGTTGATAGAGAGTGAAGCCTGGCTGCCCGTTGAAGCAGGAAATCACCAAAATGATTCAGGCTACAACCTGAACATAGAAGAAATCCGCGTCCTTTATACGTGGAGGATGCCAAAGCATGTTGTGACACACTTGGCAAAGGAGTAAACATGCAGAGAATGCTATGTACAAGCATCTACGCATACATTATTATTTTATGCAGCATTTTTAATTAAATTCAAAAATACAGCATAAAGGATGACTTTCGATGAGTGATTCCAGCCAGCTTCACAAGGTTGCTCAAAGAGCAAACAGAATGCTCAATGTTCTGACTGAACAAGTACAGTTGCAAAAGGATGAGCTACACGCGAACGAGTTTTACCAGGTCTATGCGAAAGCGGCACTGGCAAAATTGCCTCTACTGACTCGAGCGAACGTTGACTATGCCGTAAGTGAAATGGAAGAAAAGGGCTATGTTTTCGATAAACGCCCTGCTGGCTCTTCAATGAAATATGCGATGTCAATTCAGAACATCATTGACATATATGAACATCGCGGAGTGCCAAAATACCGGGATCGCTACAGCGAAGCGTATGTGATTTTCATCTCCAATCTTAAAGGCGGTGTGTCAAAAACTGTATCGACGGTTTCTCTGGCGCATGCAATGCGTGCCCACCCTCATCTTCTGATGGAAGATTTAAGGATTCTGGTTATTGACCTTGATCCGCAATCTTCAGCAACGATGTTTTTAAGCCATAAACACTCTATTGGTATCGTAAACGCAACATCTGCACAGGCTATGTTGCAGAATGTAAGCCGTGAAGAGCTGTTAGAGGAGTTTATTGTTCCTTCTGTTGTACCTGGGGTTGACGTTATGCCTGCGTCGATTGACGATGCCTTTATTGCATCCGATTGGAGAGAGCTGTGCAATGAGCATCTACCGGGTCAGAACATCCATGCTGTCCTGAAAGAAAATGTGATTGATAAGCTGAAGAGCGATTATGACTTTATCCTCGTTGATAGTGGTCCTCACCTTGACGCCTTCCTGAAAAATGCTTTGGCCTCGGCCAATATACTGTTTACACCTCTGCCGCCAGCAACTGTCGATTTCCACTCATCGCTTAAATACGTTGCCCGCCTTCCTGAGTTGGTGAAACTCATTTCGGATGAAGGCTGCGAGTGCCAGCTTGCGACTAACATTGGTTTTATGTCCAAGTTGAGTAACAAGGCAGATCATAAGTATTGCCATAGCTTGGCTAAAGAAGTGTTCGGTGGGGATATGCTCGATGTCGTCCTCCCTCGCCTTGACGGTTTTGAACGTTGCGGCGAGTCTTTTGACACTGTTATTTCAGCTAACCCGGCAACGTATGTTGGTAGTGCTGATGCATTGAAGAACGCGCGAATTGCCGCGGAAGATTTTGCTAAAGCAGTTTTTGACCGTATTGAATTTATCAGATCTAACTGAGGAGTAAGAAACCCCCATGTCAAAGAAAAACAGACCAACAATTGGGCGAACCCTTAATCCTTCAATATTAAGCGGATTTGATAGTTCTTCAGCCTCTGGCGATCGAGTCGAGCAGGTATTCAAGTTATCAACTGGTCGCCAGGCCACATTTATTGAAGAGGTAATACCTCCGAACCAGGTAGAACGCGATACCTTTGTTGATCAGCATAACAACGGGCGTGACCAGGCATCTCTTACGCCAAAATCATTAAAAAGTATCCGAAGCACTATTAAGCATCAGCAATTTTACCCTGCAATAGGTGTTAGACGGGCTACAGGGAAAATTGAAATTTTGGATGGTTCCCGGCGTCGAGCTTCTGCCATCTTAGAGAACGTAGGGTTGCGGGTTTTAGTCACGGACCAGGAGATCAGCGTTCAGGAAGCGCAAAATTTAGCGAAAGACGTTCAGACAGCATTGCAGCACAGCATTCGAGAAATAGGTCTGCGTTTGATGCGAATGAAAAATGATGGGATGAGTCAGAAGGATATTGCAGCCAAGGAAGGGCTGTCTCAGGCGAAAGTCACGCGTGCTCTCCAGGCAGCGAGTGCTCCGGAAGAATTAGTCGCCCTTTTCCCTGTGCAGTCGGAATTAACCTTTTCGGACTACAAAACGCTTTGTGCTGTTGGCGACGAAATGGGGAACAAGAATTTAGAGTTTGATCAGCTTATTCAAAACATATCCCCGGAAATAAACGACATCTTATCCATTGAAGAAATGGCCGAAGATGAAGTTAAAAATAAAATCCTGCGCTTGATAACAAAGGAAGCCTCACTACTCACGGATAAAGGTTCTAAAGATAAGTCCGTAGTTACTGAATTATGGAAATTTGAGGACAAGGATCGCTTTGCAAGGAAGCGCGTGAAAGGCCGTGCATTTTCTTATGAGTTTAATCGACTTTCAAAAGAGCTACAGGAAGAACTCGACAGGATGATTGGGCATATCCTTAGAAAGAGCCTCGATAAAAAGCCGAAGCCTTAAACTTTCGCCATTCAAATTTCACTATTAACCTACTGTTTTTAAAGTAAATCACTCTAAAATTTCAAGGTGAAATCGCCACGATTTCACCTTGGATTTTACCTTCCTCCCCTACTCCCGAAAAAAAATAAAAAAATTGCTTGTCACGAGAAAGTCAACAAGTGACTTTCAATAAAATCTCTTCCGAAAAGGGATTCACACAAGTGCCTTGTGTTTAAGGAAGAGTAAATTGAGTAACTTACGCGAATACCAGAATCGTATTGCAGATATCGCAAAACGCTCTAAAGCTGTGCTTGGCTGGGCAAGCACTGCGCAGTTCGGTACTGATAACCAATTCATTAAAGATGATGCCGCGCGTGCCGCATCTATCCTTGAAGCTGCACGTAAAGACCCAATTTTTGCGGGTATCTCTGATAATGCCACCGCTCAAATCGCTACAGCGTGGGCAAGTGCACTGGCTGACTACGCCGCAACACATAAATCTATGCCACGTCCGGAAATTCTGGCCTCCTGCCATCAGACGCTGGAAAACTGCCTGATTGAGTCCACCCGCAATAGCATGGACGCCACCAATAAAGCGATGCTGGAATCAGTCGCGGCAGAGATGATGAGTGTTTCTGACGGGGTTATGCGTCTGCCTTTATTCTTGGCGATGATCCTGCCTGTTCAGTTGGGGGCAGCTACCGCTGATGCGTGTACATTCATTCCGGTTACGCGTGACAAGTCCGAAATCTATGAAATCTTTAACGTAGCGGGTTCTTCTTTTGGCTCCTATGCTATTGGCGATGTTCTGGACATGCAATCCGTTGGCGTGTACAGCCAGTTGCGCCGCCGCTATGTGCTGGTTGCAAGCTCCGACGGCACCAGCAAAACTGCAACCTTCAAGATGGAAGATGTCGAAGGTCAGAATGTCCCGATTCGCAAAGGTCGCACAAACATCTACGTTAACCGTATTAAGTCTGTTGTTGATAACGGCTCCGGTACTCTGCTTCACACATTCAATAACAAAGCAGGCGAACAAATCACTGTTACTTGCTCTTTGAATTACAACGTTGGTCAGATTGCCCTGTCGTTCTCCAAAGCGCCGGATAAAGGCACTGAGATCGCCATTGAGGCGGAGATCAATATAGAAGCAGCTCCTGAGCTGATCCCACTTATCAACCACGAAATGAAGAGTTACACCCTGTTCCCAAACCAGTTCGTCATCGCGGCTGAGCACACGGTACAGGCGGCGTATGAAGCACAGCGTGAATTTGGTCTGGATCTTGGCTCCCTACAGTTCCGCACCCTGAAGGAATACCTGTCCCATGAGCAAGATATGCTTCGTCTTCGTATCATGATTTGGCGAACTCTTGCGACCGACTCCTTTGATATTGCACTACCAGCTAACCAGACCTTTGATGTGTGGGCAACCATCATTCGAGGCAAATTCCAGACGGTATATCGCGGTATTATTGAGCGTGTTAAATCTTCTGGTGCGATGGGGATGTATGCCGGTGCTGATGCGGCATCTTTCTTCAAACAATTGCCGAAGGATTTCTTCCAGCCAGCAGAAGATTACATCCAGACCCCATACGTCCACTACATTGGCACTCTGTTCGGCAACGTCAAAGTGTTCGAAGTACCAGAAGGTATTTGTACGAACCTGACCGCCGACGGTATCCAGTTCAGCCCAATGGATGTGCTGTGCTACGTCCGTGATGAAAATCCGGGCAAAGCGGGCTTCGTAACTGGTGATGCAGTCCCGGCTGTCCCATTCCAGCATCCGACCACCCCGGCACTAGTCAACCGAACCACTCTGTGGGGTTCGGCTATCAACGATATGCATCCACGCAACGGTGCTGACTACTTCACCCGTGTAACTCTGACTATGGCAAAAAATGGCGGAATTAACTTCCTGACCGGTAACACGATTGATGCCGGTGACTCTGAGTAATCAGGGGAAGCTCTCCGTTTAACATAGCGCCCCCGCGCGGGGCGCATAACAGGGAAAGTTATGTCTCAATATTCAATTCAACAGTCATTAGGTAATGCATCCGGCGTCGCGGTTAGCCCGATCAATGCCGATGCGACGTTATCTACCGGTGTTGCATTAAATAGCAGCTTGTGGGCTGGTATTGGCGTATTTGCGCGTGGCAAGCCGTTTACTGTTCTTGCGGTTACTGAGTCCAATTACGAAGATGTTCTTGGCGAACCGCTGAAGCCGTCTTCCGGCTCACAGTTTGAACCAATTCGCCATGTGTACGAAGCTATTCAGCAAACGTCTGGTTATGTTGTCCGTGCTGTTCCGGATGATGCGAAGTTCCCGATTATTATGTTCGATGAATCAGGCGAACCGGCTAACAGTGCGTTGCCATACGGTTCTGAAATTGAACTTGATAGCGGCGAAGCCTTTGCTATCTACGTTGATGATGGTGATCCGTGTATTTCACCTACCCGTGAGTTAACCATCGAAACGGCAACAGCGGACAGCGCGGGTAATGAACGCTTCCTCTTAAAACTGACCCAGACGACTTCGCTCGGTGTGGTAACGACCCTGGAGACACACACTGTGTCTTTGGCGGAAGAAGCGAAAGATGACATGGGCCGCTTGTGTTATCTGCCTACGGCTCTGGAAGCCCGTTCTAAATATCTGCGTGCGGTTGTTAATGAAGAGCTGATTTCTACAGCGAAAGTAACAAATAAAAAATCGGTGGCATTCACTGGCGGTACCAATGGCGATCAGTCGAAAATCTCAACCGCTGCTTACCTGCGTGCGGTTAAAGTGCTGAATAATGCGCCGTACATGTACACCGCTGTTCTTGGCCTGGGCTGCTATGACAATGCGGCTATCACCGCATTAGGTAAAATCTGTGCAGATCGCCTGATTGATGGCTTCTTTGATGTCAAACCGACATTAAGGTACGCAGAAGCACTAACAGCTGTTGAGGGTACCGGTTTACTTGGTACCGATTATGTAAGCTGTTCTGTCTATCACTACCCGTTCTCCTGCAAAGACAAATGGACCCAATCCCGTGTGGTCTTCGGTCTGTCTGGCGCGGCGTATGCGGCGAAAGCTCGTGGCGTCAAGAAAAACTCTGATGTCGGCGGTTGGCATTACTCACCGGCTGGTGAAGAACGTGCCGTCATTGCTCGTGCGTCAATTCAACCGCTGTATCCGGAAGATACCCCGGACGAAGAAGCAATGGTCAAGGGCCGTCTCAATAAAGTATCTGTTGGCACCTCTGGCCAGATGATCATCGACGATGCTTTAACTTGCTGCACGCAGGATAACTATCTGCACTTCCAGCACGTCCCATCCCTGATGAATGCAATCAGTCGTTTCTTTGTCCAGTTAGCCCGACAGATGAAGCATAGCCCGGACGGTATTACTGCGGCTGGCCTGACTAAAGGGATGACCAAACTTTTAGATCGCTTTGTCGCCTCCGGCGCTCTGGTGGCTCCTCGTGATCCCGATGCTGACGGTACAGAACCGTATGTGCTGAAAGTTACGCAGGCGGAATTCGATAAATGGGAAGTAGTCTGGGCCTGCTGCCCGACTGGCGTAGCCCGTCGTATCCAGGGCGTACCGCTGCTTATTAAGTAAGGGAATACAATGAGCAAAAACTTTTTTCAATCCGGGGCATTTTTGGGGAATGGACTGTCCCGTTTCGCTTTGAACTCTGATCCTGTGCAGCTGATGGAGTCTGCCCGAGCAAGCGCCGAACCGCCAACAGATCCGGTTATTAATAATAATCCGGAACCGGCGGCACAGACTAACGATAACGTTCCATCTGCCCCGGCTCCAGAGCAAATCCTGGAAGGGAAAGACGGTAAAGAATGGACCGTCGAACAGGCGCACCAGATGATTCTGGAAGCTGCAAATCGAAGTGCTATGCAGAATGCGTTGAGTGATGCGGCCGACGCCGTTTTCGCCTGGGCTGATAGCGGTGATCTGACTTTCGACTCCCTTGATGGTTTCGTTCAGGCTATCGCTGGTATCTCTGATGACGACGACTCCGAAGTTACAGAAGAACAGGACGATGCCTATAACGAAGCATGGGCAAATGTTGCTGACTTCCTCGCAGCATGCGGTGTAGATGATGACCTGATCGAAGCACTGGCTGACGATGAAGACGACGACGCAGCTGCTGATGTTGGTGCCTCTATCGCTGGTTTAGATAGCGACGACCGCGACGAACTGGAAGCGGCGTTTGTTGTTGCTGGCACTTCTGATGAAATGCTGACTGAAGCATTTAAGAAGGTTGTTCGTAACGGTGAGATCAAACTCATCCGTAAACGCCTGCGTAAAAAACGTCTGACTGCGGCTCAAAAATCGGCGCTGAAAAAAGCGCGTCGAAAAGCCCAGACCGGCGCGGCAAAACTTGCCCGCAAAAAGTCAATGAAACTGCGCCGTAAGCGCCTTGGCTAAAGGAGGAGGCCGGAGAACTCCGGCCTTTAACTTGAATGGCACCTATTCCTTATGGGGTTTACAGCCAGGCTGACGGTGTATCGCCATTTCTGAAAGTTACTTTAACGAACTCTCAGTACCAGGTTACCGGATATATCAGCCAGGGGGCGGCAATGAACATGGCCCAGAATTGGGAAGCGCCGTTTACCGGTATGTCCATGGGATCTGTTTCTGGTGCTCTGGGTGGTTTTGTGCAAGTAGGTACTGAAACAACGTCGGTTGCCCGTTGGAATAGCTTAATGGTTTGGGAAGGGGGGACTCCGCCGACGTTCACGCTGCCTGTAACTTTCATTGCTTTGAACAATCCATTCATTGAAGTTTCAGGCGCTATCGCCGCGTTGACAGCCATGATTAGCCCGGAACTAAAAGCGGCCAATGTTGGTGGTCGAATCCCGGAACGCGTGACGCTAAACATTGGTCGCCGGATCAACATCACCGATGTCGCCATCCAGGACTTAAGTTTTGATCTCGATGCGCCAAGGGACAGTAATGGATATTTCCTGAAAAACACCGTCAACCTCCAGTTGACCGGTTCTTCGATATATAACAGCTCCGATATTATTCGGGCGTTCCAGTAAAAGGATTTTATATGGGGCACAATAACACTAAGGGAAACCGTAAATTTATTAAGGGCCGCTATACTGCCAACGCGGCCAAAGGCGAACGACTGGTATCTTCTGAATTCCAGCTCACTTTTGCAGGCTATGAAGATATCAGTGTACTTGTTCGTACGTCGCAAATCCCTGAAATGACTCGCGAGGATGTGGAGGACTATGGTCCGAATGGTGTGAAGTTCAACCAGCACGGACCAATTCGAAACTCTGGGGAAATCCAGGTCCAGTGCGTGGAGACTATCGAAGGCGATATTCTTCAGTTCATTAAGGATCGCATTGCGGCGAAGGACTATGTTGATATCACGATGGCTGCTACCCCTGAATCCAAATCTTCCGGGGTTAACGCTGTGACAAAAGCTGCTACAACAATTGAAATGTTGGACTGCAAAATCTACAGTGATGCAATCGACTTTAGTACCGAAGATGTGACTGCCGCTGTGCGCCCGTCACTTCGTATCGTCTACAACTGGATTGAGTGGGATTAAGAGTTATCCCTTGTATTTTAAAGCTCCTTCGGGAGCTTTTTTTATAACTATTTTATATAAACATGCATCGATAACATTGTCTGGAGTTTTATGTTAGATTATTAATGTTCTAATAAACTACAATTATTAAGGTAGATGTTTGTGCCTGTACTGTTAAAGGGGGACTCTAAAATGGCTGTGATTCCAATGTCGTACTCCCCGGGTACTGTCGCTCGTCGATTTTCGATCCTGGACGGAGTTACCATCCAGGGTGTGCTTTACCAGGTTATATGGGATTCCAAAACCCCATTTGCAGCTGTAATAGAGGCTGCGCCTTCTGTTATCGATGGTGATATGCGCCATAAGGTTGTCGCTACTCTTGAACTTCAACGTCGCCCGCAGCTTGAAGGCGTACTGGTAAGGAAGTTCTGGGAGGATAGCGATGTTGCCCAGATTGAAGGTATCGTGGTTGATGGAACCGTCCGTGATGTCGGTTTAGCTACTTTTGTTTACGAAACCGTAGCCTCAAAAGCTGGTGTTGTTTTGCTTAGTGATAATGAGCAATACGAAGGTGGAAAAGCTCTTTGGCAACACATCGCCCGTCGCTCTTCCGAGCTAAAAGTGTTTATCCTCGACACCGATGCCGCTCAGTATTACCCGTTTGACGGCGAACGTGTTTGCTATGACGGGGTAAGTATTCCTGAATCTGAGATATGGAGTGAACACCCAGATCGAAGTAAGCATGGGGTTGTTCTTGTCGCTGAATCCATAACTGGAAAGGCGGCATAGCAGTAAAATTCCTTGCTCCTTAAAAGGGGAGAGGGTTAATCTAGATATGCTAAGCATGGATATGGCCTCAGATTAATGTTAAGCGTCTTGCAGGACGCGTAATGTTATCTGGGGCTTTCTTCTGTTATTTGTTTGAGTGCTAGGTAGCAAAGAGAGCTAGCATTCATCAGGCAAATCTATCAATAAATAGCGTTAGTTTTTGTTGTGTGTATGTTTCTTTATTGTTGTTGTGCTGTTTGTTTTTTAGGCGGCGCAATTCCTATAATCTATAGAATAAAGGAAGTATATATGGCTGATGTACGCATTACTTGCATTACCCTCTCCGGCTCGCAATCAATCCATGAGCATATTACTCATGTGGGAAGTCCTCAATTTAATACTGGCAATGGGAAATGGACTGTTGAGCAGGTGATTAATGCTATTGATAATAATCTCCATACATTCTATGTAACAGATAATGCAGGTAATCGTGTAGAAGTTGGGGTCGTTAATCCTGGTAATGGTGGAAGGCAGTTTATTAGAACGTATGCAGACAATCGATGGAATAATAATTTACTATCGCTACCAGTCTGTTAATGTAATTTTATAAAAAAGGCTGCAACCTCTGTTGCAGCCTTTTTTTCAGCCATTATGACTGAGATAAGCCACTATAAACTCTGAACAAGACGTTCAATTGCTGCACCATATCTTTCTAATGGTTCATTATTGATTTGTGGCTCAGTGTCATGGATCTGATATCTACCTGGTTTTATATCAAATAGAGGTCTTCCTAGATGGGAAGATACTATAGCTACGGAATGGTTATCTGGCACAGTAAACGTCTTTAAATTTCCACCTTGGAACGCTGTTGGTTTATTTGTCCGCAGATTTTCAGCTCTATCCCTGATTTCGTCGAACATTGCCGAAAACGCTTTACTTGCTCGTTTGTCATACTCTGTCGAACGATTAAAAACTAGAGAATGAATGACAGGAACCGCTAGACCAAACTGTTGACACCGATCGTAAAAGTTAACAGAACGATAATCGTTTTGTACTCCAACGCCATAAACCAACTGGCTTAGGTTATCTACTGCTCGAGCCGAAGAACCATCACTTGAGCAAGGTATTATAATTGCATTTGCTGCTATCAGTGATAGTTCGGTATAGGCAGAGAAACTGGGGTTGCAATCAATAAAGCAAATGGTTTCTTCGATACCTTGTTGTTGTGCACATGCAACAAGCAAATCTCGTAGCCACAGGTGGATGCTTTTCCATGAGTCAACTGGTAAGTTTACGCTGCTTAACTGATTGATTACTTGCGCCTGAACTTCCAGGCTTGGGTCGCCTGCAATCAAAAATACATTGTCAGGGACATGCTCGTTAATTTCAGAGACATGAATTAAGAAACTTGTTTCTGAACCGGTAAGCATGTGGGGGCTGCGAGTTCTTCTGTCAAAGTACCCACCGACAGTTTTTCGTTGTTGAATTAAGTTCGCGAGGTTAGCAGCACCAGTACCGTTACCACCGAGCAATATTTCAGATAAGTTAGCCTGCGGGCACATATCTGCAAAAATAATACGCTTTTCTGGATTTTGCCTTGCGTATTCACAGGCCATAGCGAAAGATAAGTATGTCTTTCCTACGCCACCTTTATTATTCCAAATAGCATACGATTTCATGGTATCCCCGGCGTTATCTGCTGTTTGTGTGCCAGCATAAGTCATTATGCATCTCCATTACTATCCATGAATTAAGTCAAAAAATATGTAAAAGTAGCAATGTATCACTCTTTTACTCATTATAAACGTTACAAGTTGTGATGGTTAGCTGTGTTTTTATCAGTACAAGTTTTGATCTGGCTTTGGGTTTTTATATATGGATATGTCTCAAAGATGCCCTGCAAAAAGCGATCGCTAACTGTAAAAAATCAGATTGCATCTCCGACCTCAAACTGAAAACGCCTGGTGACTCCAGATTAGAGCAATCTATCACCCTCTGAATCCTGCCGGTATACCCCATTGTTCGTTATCTTTATTTTTGGCTAAAACCGCATTAAGAGCTTCGTTTACCGTCATGCAATGCGGCAGATTATCGAAGTTTGATACCCCGCCAATATCAGGAGAACGCTTGTTCTTCAGGTAAGCATATTTCCGCGCTGCCGCCTCTACTTTCTGCTTGAACTCATGTTTTTGTGCGCGTTTTTTGGATAACCGCAGATTGTCAGCCTTTGCTTTTGCCTCAGCGATCCATGAAGTCAATTTTTTGAGTCTGGTCGTTCCGGCACCGCCGGAAACTGATCTTTTTGTTTTTTTAACTTGTGACTTCTTATTCTTTATTGCCACGTCATCCTGACAGGGGGAGGGGGTATCATTTTGACATGGGGGTGTGGATAAAAAATTAAATAAAGCCAATGTCTTAGCGAGAACAGCTTTAACCTTGGTTGCCGCTGAAGAGATCTTTAATTTGCTTTCAATCAGCGCATTTTTGGCTTGTTGTGCGAAGGCCAAAAAGGATGGCGTAAACCGGTACAGGTTAGCGCGACGTTCACGGTGATCGCCGATAACAATCTCTACAGACAGAATTCCTTTGTTTACAGCTTCACGGAATGCACGAACGACGGTTGATTGGCTATAACCAGTTTCTGCCGCGATCAGGCGGTGAGGCTTGTGAATGAAGTATTCACTGGTTGTTGCCGCGAGATTTGCACATTGCGACAGGATATGCCCGGCGCTACGGGATAAACCGGAGTGTGTTACAAAGCAGGCCAATTCATAGCCAGAAAAAGTAAAATCGCTCATCGTTATACAGCTCAGGAAAGTGACTTTAGCCAGCATTACAATGCTGGTGGTTCTTACTACGTCTGTTAGCGCGTTGCTGCGACAGGTACCAGCGCACCAGCATCAAGCAATCGCTTCATCAGCCACTGCTGACCTTTGCCGGTTATACGAGTCGTGAAAGAAATCCTGCTTCCATTGCTTGTATCGATCACGGTTTCTTTAAGGGTGAAATACCCACGGGATATGTATTCTTGTTTGGGGACGTTCCTGCGTTCACCGGTTGCGATCAGAATTCCGTTATCACGCAACCAGGTGAAGAGATAGTTTTGGCCCAGGCCGAGCACTTTGGCATAGTTGCCGATTAGAACCCCGCTGGCGGTAGCAACGCGTTCGGCGAATTCGACTTTAGGTGCATCCATAAGCATTTTTTGCTCCAGCCGTTGCTTTTGCTCTGCCAGGTCGGCAGCCAAACGGAGAGCTTCAGGGAGACTCTGCGGAATAGCAGGTTGTAATCTTCCGGCTCGATAGTCGATAAATGTCTGGTTTACCTTCAGCCGAAACGCGGGAGAAATCCAGCCTGCGTACTCCACAGCGAGCAATTCATGGGCAAAAGTGCCGCCGCCACGGCCTTCGAACGAAACTATGCAATTCTGCATAGTTTCTTTTTCCAGCTCTTCGATGAGCTGTTTGGCTGACAGCGTTCTTAGCCATTGAGCTGGCGCTTTATGGGCACCGAGTCCGCTCGCTCTGTATAGAGCATTAAGGTTGTAACGGCCAGCGTGGTCGGTCGTAATTTCAACACCACAAATAACAGGCAGAGTGGTTGAAGGATCGACATTTTGATGAAGGTTTGATATATTCATATCCGCATTGAATGTTTGTTGCATTTTTTCTCCAAATTTGCATCAACCTTCAATCACCAGCTCGAAATGGTGATTCTTTGCACTCAGAAAACAAAATTTATTAGAGCAAATTTTTCTGGCTCGATCCAGATCGGGTTGGTCGAACTGCTCAGAAACCTGCCAGTTTGCTGGCAGGTTTTTTTCTTTTGTTAACCTATTGCTACTGGTTTTAACAAACCAGCATCAAGTAGCTTGCGAGTTAACCACTGCTGGCCTTTACCCGTTAATTGGGGCGTCAGCCGTATCTGGTAGCCATTTTCATCATCCAGTACCACTTCTTTCACCGTGAAATACCCGGCGTTGATGTACTGTTGGCGCGGTACGTTTTTGCGCGCTCCAAAAGCCATGAGAATGCCGTTCTGGCGCAACCATGAGAAAAGGGCGTTTTGCTTAAGTCCAACGACCTTTGCAAAGTTCCCGATCAGGATTCCATTGGCCACTGATACCCGGTCGGCAAAATCGACTTTAGGGGCAGCGGCCACCAGCTGTTGTTCCAACTGCATTTTCTGTTCTGCTAACTCGGCAGCCAGGCGTAGGGCTTCTGGTAATGTTTGGGGGATTGCGACCGGTTGCTGTTCTTTTTGCCGGAAGTAGCTGTCTTCCAGTTTTTCAAAGAATGCCCAAGCTTCATTTGTGTCCACGATCTTAGACATGCGTGCAGCGCCGCGCTCGGCCCAGAGAATTACCTGACTTGTATATTTGCTAACCAAGTGACTAATAGTCACTAGCCTTTTAAATTCCTTTAATTTTGAACCAGTTAAGAGATAGTAATGCTTACCTTCTTCAAAGCGATCGGGGTTGCGAGACAAATTTTTACGAATATTCGCTTCATCGGTCCCATACCCCTTAGCAAGAGTCTCAGTTGTCACTACACGCACTCCCAGCCATTCCAGAACGGGAATTTCATCAGGCTGATTTTGAGCAACCACCAGCTCTGATTCCTGAACTGAAGGTGCATGAATTTTTTCTGATTTAACGTTAGTTGCTTTCATTCTGTGTGCCTCCTTGCGTGTTTCGGCTGCGACGGTTGCGTAATTCAGATTACCCTGTTCGAGCAGGTATTCGCGGATATCAGACAGCAGGATACGGTGAACCGCGTTCTTGTCCTTTCTTCGGTAAAGTTGTTTGGTGATCATGAAGTAGTTGGCAATAACGGCAGGTATATCCCTGGTACTGATACAGGCAGTGTGCTGTTCAATTGCCTCGATCATTTCTTCACGGGTGACTAATGACGTTCTCATAACCCCTCCTGAGCAGAAGCGTTAACAGGGAGGCACCAGTAACTGAGAGAATTGCGTGAATCAGTGGAAAAACGGGCAGAGAAAATACATGGGGCGTCAGGAAGCTGAGAGCGGGCCTCATCTTCTGTTGGTGCAATAACGAAGTGATAGTGACGTTTTTGGCAGGAGTAAAAGCGCCAGATAAATTCAGGATGAGTTGGGGTAGGGATAGTAGCCATATTGGCAGCCTCCTTTTGCTAATTTAAGGAGCTACCGCGTGAGGTTCCAATCTCAATGGCGGTAGCACTGACTGGGTTGGAACTACCGGCGCAAAAGGGAACCGGCCTGCCTTTCGGCAGCCCAGCCAGCACTACCATTGATCTCGTAGCTATGTGCTACGTATGGTTGTGCGATGGCATGACATAAAAAAGACGCTTTTGGCGTCTGTGTCGCCTTTTGCATTATCCGGGGTTCCAATCCCGGCATCCGTTTTACTAAGATGCTTGTTTAGGATAAACCGAAAATGCATTAGCACGCAAGCGAGTTAATGTAGCATATGAAACTAAAAAAACAAAATAATTAGAGCAATTTGTGTCCGTATAAATTATTAGCTATGCAACTAAAATGTATAACTCTAATTGATATGGATCAAAGACTTTGACCATTGCATGGTGAAACTTTGTGCTACAAAATGTTATTTTAAGGCGTTTTATCTGTGGCTGGAGATAGTTAATCATGTCATCTGAACATGTTCGTAAAGGTGTAACAAATGCGAAATTCAATGAAGAGCAATCTAATATTCTCTTTATTGAAATAGGAATTCTGTCAATACTGATAGGTTTAATGTCTAAATCATGGTGGGCCTTTGGCGGTTCATTTCTTGGACTGATTTTTAGTTTAAGAATAAAATTTCTGGCAATACCATTGATGATTGTCTTTAGCTTAGTATGGGGAGCTATTGGCTATAGCATTGGTGCTTTGTTTGAATCAACAGCAGCTAGTATTGTTTTGGGAATAATTGCTTTCCTGAGTGGCTTGGGCACTCATTTGGCTGCCGTGCAATGGGCAAATGATATTGCAGAATAATTACAGATAAGAAGCGAAAAAAATGAATATGAGATGGTTTTTATTATTTGTATCGTTAATTTCAGCAGGAGTATTTGCAAAAATTGATCCTCTACAATGGAATGTAATTGAAGATAGAGGGGGGAGAGAATATACAATCCATAATCAAAATGGTGATAAGATAAGTTTTTTATGTGATATGGGTTTCATGTATGGATCACCAGATAGTGCCGGTAGTTTAGGCCTGTTGCTAAGGTCGTCGAATAATAAAAAAGAGTATAATGCTGACAAGAGTAAAATAGTATTAACATTAGATGGTGAGCAATACCCTTTTAGCAATCTTGGGTCAATGGTTGGAGATTCTTGGTGGTATGCCTTTTGGCAAGATGCAGCAGATTCAAATGCTAATGCGATCGATGCTTATGTTGATAATGAAAAAATTGCCACATTTCCTCTTTCTGGGCTAAGTAAATTATATCAACAAGCTAAAAACGATGGATGCTTAAAGCGCGGCGATTAATTTTATTGCAAATTTAACGTAACCCATAAAGCGATTATGGGTTACAAAATATTAAGATGTTGTGTTATAACAGGCTGTTTCTTCAAAGCAATGGGTCAGGTTATTGATCACAGGTTCTCCTTTCTCGTGTCTGAGAATAAGAGAGCCTCCATTAGTAGACCATTTATCTGAAACAGCAACAAAATTACAGAAGCAGCTACTCCCTGAAATTTCTCTTGCAATTCTTATAAAATGAAATGCTCTAACTTCGAGACCTGGAACAATTTGTCCAAGACATTCTCTCATTGAATCTTCATCAAAGTCTCCATTTATTATTCCTGAACAGATAAACTC